TATGTTTAAATTGATGCCTACACAATGGGCATATTTTTTTGTGTTCAAACCATGTATCAATACATTGTGTATGAAAATAATGACCACAACTTAATTTAGCCGTTTTTCCGATCAATAATGTTTCTAAACATATTGAACATTCTCCTTCCATATTAAAATATAAAAATATTTATTTTATTATTTATATACTCTTAATTAGAATATGCTAATCCCCCCATACCACTCATAATTCTTAATATATTATAATTTATAGCATATACCTTTATTGTTGCTGATTTACCATTATGTTCGGAAATTGTATTATCGGTTAATGTTAGATTTAGATGAGCATTATCTATTCGTGAAAAATTACATGTACCAGATGGCTGATGATCTTCTGGAGTAATAGCGAATGAATATACATTAATACCTGGTGCTGGACAATTTGTATGATGTTGATAAGGTTGAACTAAATTGAAATATTTTCCTTCACGTGTAGAAAACCGGTCATTACCATTTAATACGATATTACCTTCTTTTGTACAATTTTCTCCAGTATCTAATAAATTAATGTATTGTAAATTTTCTAAATTGGTTTGATTTTTCATATTTAATTTTGTATCTGTATGTGGGGTTTCACCTTCGGTATTATTCAAATTCATTATTCCATTAGTGGCATCAATAAATTCTTCTGGATTATAATGTAAATTACCATTATCATACAGATAATTACTTTTATTATTTATATTAATTTTTTCAATTATTAATACATCGTCATCTACAAGTGTTGGAGATGATAAATTAATATAACTATCATATTTAATAATTAATACACCAGTTCCTGGGGCAGATGTAGTTCCAGATGCCAAATCAGAAACTATTTCGCCTGAAGATATTGATCCAATTCCTTGTGCAACATTTGAACTATCAGTACTCAATCTATATAATGCTGTTATTGTAGTTATTGTTGTTTTATTAATTTCACCATCTGATGTAGTTTTTAATGTTAATTTATGTTTATCTCCAATTCTTAATGAATTTCCCAATAAACCACCGCTTGTAGTACCATTAATACTCAAAAATTTAGATTGTGTACCATTTGAAAATCCTAATGGTCCTGCTATATCATCTCCATTAGTAAATTTTACAATATTGAAATGTGAAGAACTTGGTACAGTAACACCATTGTAACCTTTGTCAATATCACATTTTAAATGGGTCCCACCAATACCACCTGTTATATTTGTGTAAGTTGTTGAAGGTTTTACATTTTTAATCATTGGATTTCCAAAAGATATATTTTTCACACCACGACCTCCTACCATTCCAGGTCCACATGATGCTTCAGGTGTACCATTAAACCCACTGTAATCCCAATGATCTGTATAATTAAAATACTGGTGGCCTGCTCTAGGATTAGTAAAATCACGTTTTCTATAATTTATAGGTTGTGTTACCCATATTATTTCTTTTACTGGATGTGTAAAGTTCATTTTAATACTAACATTGGTTGTAGTTACAGATTCTTCACCATTATATTGGAGTTGTTCTATTAAGTATTCATGTGGAACTTGGGCAAATCTACGTCGTTCATCAGTATCTAAATATATATAATCCACATACAAATTTGTTTTACTTTGGATCGTTTTTTCAGCAGCATCAATTATATCGCTACCATAAGTATATGGTGTTATAGTTGGTGGGTTATAAACTGTGGCATTTGTTTTTTTTGTTGCCCAAATACATTCATTGAATGTTCTAAATGAAAAATTCAATACAATATCATTGTACTGTAATGCTATTAAAGGCAATGCCATACCTGGATTACGACAAAACCAAAATTGTAATGGAATATATAATGTAAATTCGCCAGAAGGATTTGGATTTACAGATGTGGGAGTTTTAGATCCATATATTTGAGTTAATTTAGGTACATTTCCAACCATTTCAGCATATCCAGGTGCGCGGCCTGGCGTTTGTGATAATTCATTCCATATATGTAACCATTCCCCATAGTGTTTATCTATTTTTTGTCCTCCAATTGATATTTCAACATCTTTTAATAAAACATGTCCTATCCAATTAAGCCATCTAAAGGCACTACTATGTGTTGTAGAATCTGTATTTGCTTTACTAATATCGACAGATGGCAATTTAATTTGTAAATACATTTTGTGAACTAAATCGGCATTTCTTTGTAATGTTACCGAAACCTCTTCTCCAAAATTAGCGGTTCCATTAAATGTTTGTTTTATAGATTCTATTGAAAAATTAGTATGTCTTCTATAAACTGCTTTAAAAAATGTAATCTGAGGATTTCCAGTTAGATATATATCTTGTGAGCCATATGCTACTATTTGTAATAATCCACCTCCCATATATAATATTAGATATTTTATAAATGAATATTTTAAGCTTTAAGTCTAATATTAATTATTTAAGATTATTTAAGATTTAAACTAATTTTTTCTATTTAAAGAAACATATTTTATTTATATAATGGCATTTAAAGTAAAAAATAAAACATTCAAAAAAATAGATAATCGTATAACACTTGACGCCAAACATAATGATAAATTAAAGGAGATTGAAGAAAATGATACTATTCTAAAGGAAAAACATGATACACTAAATAAATTAAATAATAAATTGAAAAAACTTAATAAAAATTACAAAAAAAATATCGAATCAATTTTGGATATTAAAGATACTATTATAAAAATCGAAGATGATATTTCTAATTTAAACAAAAAAGAAGATATAGATTATTTATTGAATACTGGTAATATATTATTTGATTACTATAATAGTATAGATAATAAAGAAGATAAAATAGTTAACAATATTAAAAAAATAAATAATAATAAATCTGTTTCTGAATATTTCAATATTAATTCTAAATATAATGGAAGTAATAAATCCGATATTTACGAATGTTATATGAACAAAACAAATAATACAAATATTAATACATACACAAATAATCTAGATATTTGTAATTATTGTAATAAAGAGCAAAAATTATTTTTATCTGAAGGGAAAATGATATGCGAACATTGTGGAAATGAAACTAAAATATTGGTCGATTCAGATAAACCATCCTACAAAGATCCCCCAAGAGAAATATGCTATTTTGCTTATAAAAGAATAAATCATTTCAATGAATGGTTGGCACAATTCCAGGCAAAAGAATCCACAGATATACCAAAAGAAATATATGATGAAATTTTAGTTGAATTAAAAAAGGAACGTATATTCAATATAAACAAACTAACACAAAAAAAATTACGCGAAATATTGAAAAAATTAAAGAAAAACAAATATTATGAACATATTCCACATATAATAAATAAAATAAATGGTATTCCACCACCTATAATGACACGGAAAACAGAAGAAGAATTACGTAGAATGTTTAAGGAAATACAAATTCCATTTCAAACCCATTGTCCAAGTTATAGAAAAAATTTTTTATCATATTCATATATTTTACATAAATTTGTACAATTATTAGAATTAGATGAATTTATACCATGTTTTTTACTTTTAAAAAGTAGAGAAAAATTACATCAACAAGATATTATTTGGAAAAAAATATGCAATGAATTAAAATGGGAATTTATTCCAAGTATATAATCTTGTTTTTTTTTGTTTTTTTTTATTTAAATGAACACTGGATTAATTCACAAAGAAAATAAAAGATTAATAGATTGTGAAAAATTTATATATTATGATGACAAATTAAATCTTGTCATTAAATTAAAATATTTTTTAAAGCAAAAGGATTATCAATATTTTATTGAATATATCTTTAAAATAATTGAAGAATTGATAATATTAAGAAAGACACAATTAAATATTTCTACCATGGATACTTTTATTGATTTGAAAGATCATAAGTTAAAAGAAATAGATTATGATTTTATAAAAATGTTGATTCATGTATTACAAGAAAAATATCCAGATAATTTAAAGGTAATATGGGTAACAAATGCTAATATTATGGTAAAAACTATTTATACAATTATTAGACCTTTTATTGATAAAGAAACACGTCAAAAAATATTTTTCTTAAAGAAAAATAAAAAAAATAAAAATAAAAAAGTTGTAAATGAATCCAATTTAGATGAATTATTAGAATAATTTATAATTATATTCCACACGTTTTATCTATTTTTAAATGTATTGATGGAGACATCAAATCTAAGACATTATAAACCATTCCAGATACTAATGCTATCAATACTATTTCAAAATTAGTCATACTTGTTTTTACTAATGTAAAACATGCAAATGCTACAACTAATACCATTATTAAATATTTTATCAAACGTCTCATAACTTCTCGAACATTCATTATTTAATATAATATAATATATTTAATTTATCTATTTAAAGATTTTTTTGAAATATAATATATTTAATTTATCTATTTAAAGATTTTATTGAAATAAATGATATAAATGAGTGAAGAAGATTATTTAGAAGTTGATAAACCTATTCCAGGACAAAATTACACATGTATTTCTTTTGTATCACCTGATGAATGTATAAAACAGAAAGAATTATTTTTGTTCAATAAATTTATGAATCAACGATGTGGTGAATGGGAGGCATCAATCGATGATATTATCAAAAAATGTTCCGATGAAGTCAAAAGTAAAGTTGAAAAAGAATTGAAGGAAAAATTAAGACTTGAAATGAAATTCAACTATACCCAATTTAAAGATAAATATGATGATTTTAAATACAAATTTAATGATGAATTGAATAGCGCTTTTGAAAAAATTTCAAATAAACAAACTAGTGTTCGAGGTGTCAAAGTACGTGGCTGTTACGATAGTTATGCTCAGGCTGAAAAGCGTGCAAAAGAATTACAACGGAATGATCGGTCATTCCATGTATTTGTTGGACAAGTTGGATATTGGCTTCCATGGGATCCAAATGCTGACCAAGTTCAAGAAGAAGAATATTTAGAAACTGAATTAAATACATTAATGCAAGAATACAAAAAGAACGAAGTTAATAGAGATTTGTTTTATGAAGAACAAAAAAGAGAAAAAACACAAGATGCTATGAAAAAACGTATTGAAGCCGAAAAAGAAAATGAAAATAAAATTTCAGAATTATTGGATGAACCTGACCCATGGATGAGTAGCAAATTACAAGGTGCTACAACTGAACCTAATAGTGAAGAAACAGTTGAATCTAATTTAGAAAATGAATCAACATCAGAAGAAGAAAGTCAGAAAATAAAAACTATTTAAATTATATGAAATCATTATTTATTATTCTTTTTTTTACATTAATAGTGTATTTATCATATAAATATTCTTACAATAAATATTATACCGATAATATTGAAACAAGTATAAAATATATTATTTTGCCACAAACAATCAACGATTCTTTCAAAAAAACTAATTTAGAAGATGATTTTAACTATGTTTTTAATGATAGAATAATAGATAATAATTATAAAACAATAGAAAATAATGATACTGAAACAAACACATTTTCATTACAACGTTTTTTCACAGAATTTTAATATTAATTTATTATATGAAGTTAATTATACTATTTATATTAATGATTGGTATAATATTATTAGTATCTGGATATTTAGAATTATATTTCAAATCAAAAGAAATTACAAAAGAAGTTGAATACAGATTTTTACCAAGATCAATATATGATTCAATCGAATCAAATGATTTAGATGATCAATTTAGCTATATGTTTAATGCTAATGATGTAAGAAATAATACAAATTTAATTTAAAATTGAATGACAATAAATCAATATATTTATTATAAATGTATATAATAAAATTCTACAAAACATTATACTATTTTTATAGATATGATAGTATAGATTGTCCATATTTCGATAAAAATGAATATAAAGATGATATATTGATTCATTTGTACAATATTTATCTAACATTTAAACTATGGGATTTACCTCATTATAGGAATAAAACATATGGTAAAGATATTTATGATAATTTTTATAATCTATATATTCCATATACTGGAATATCATTATATTATTTAGTGTATACTAAATATATTGCTTTATTTAGTATTTTAGTGTTATATCCAATAATTTCTATATATTACTATTTTACAACAAATCTTAATTATTCTAAAAAAATACTATTACATCCATATAATTGGTTTTGGATATGGAGAATTAATTGTAATCTAGTTCATTTAACACACACTATTTCTAAATCAAAACAATATAAATATGAAAATAAAAAAATATTTTTAGAAAAATGTGTATATTTAAATATTCCGGTAACATCATGTATATACGAGGATATTATACTAAAGAATACTAATATAGAAGGTGGTATGGGTATTCATCTTTATAATAATTGCTTTAATAATGGTGATTGGATTATTCAACGCAAACTTACAAATAGTTTATTTTTACAATCATTTTTACCAAAAGATTCTCCATTATCAACATTACGTGTTATTACATATAAGGATAAACTATTTTATAAATCATCCAAACCACACATTTTATCAGCATGTCTTCGGGCTGGACTTACAAAACAAAAAACAGATCATACTTCTATTTTATTTAATATAAATATAGAAAATGGTAAAATTGGAAAAGGCACAATGAATGAAGAATGGTATGGAAAAAATACGTCATTTGATGATTCTGATTTTGTATCAAATATAGCGTTATTAAAATTCGATCAAAATATACGAGACAAATTAACATATCATCCAGAAAAAGGAGTGAATATAGACAGAAAAATACCTAAATTTGATAAAATAAAAAAAATATGTACAAACGCCCATTTAAAATTACTTAATGATATTCCAATTGTCGGATGGGATATTGGGTTAACAAAAGAAGAAGATATTGTTATTTTAGAGATAAATATATCATGTAATTTATTTTGTGCGAATTATAACAAACAGAATTATTATAAATTTTTAAAAACATATTATATTTAATAACTTGTTTTTTTAACATTAATAGTTGGACCTCTCTTTCTTGGTGAAATAAAATTATCATCTTCATCAGACTCATAATTATCATTAAAATTAGAATTATGATGTTCCCAAAATTCTTGTGCACCAATCTTAAATGCTGGATGGGCATCTGCTTTATACCAAAATACTTGGTCCTCTAATTTATTACTTTTAGCATTATTGTTTATAACTAAACAATTGTAATCCTCAGTACATTGATCCATAACTTGGCAAAAAATTTCAAATGTCGGAAACATACCTGCATAATGTTCATACAGTCTTTTTCTATTTGATACATAATTTTCTCTTAAAATAAATACATAATCTATATTTGTTCTTAAACTTGGTGGTATTCCCAAAGCATATTGCATGGTTATAATAAATAAAATTTTATAATGACGCCCATTCATAAATAAACTTCTAATATTTGGATCCCTTATCCAACTCTGATCATATAAACAATCATCTAAAATCAAAAAGGCATTTGGATCAATATTTGTTTTACCATAATTTGTATTCTCTTTTTGAATCTTTTTAATTACCATTTTTTGTCTTTTTAATGTGTTATTAATTATATCTGGCGTATAAGCATCATGAATAAATAAGTTTGGAACTATACTTCCATAAAATGAATTTGCGGCTTCAGTTCCAGATATTACAGTACCAATTGGTATATTTTTGTGGTAATATAATAAATCTTTAACTAAAAAACTCTTACCTGTTTCACGTTTTCCAATAAAAACACACACTTTGTCAGATGATATATTATTTAAATTAAATTTTTTTAATGCTAAATTCATTAATAATGAAATATTTTTTTTAATAATTATATATACGCAAATCTAAATTTTTATTTAAAGATTTTTTAAATAATATTTTTATAAAATGGTTAATACAAAATGTATTAAAATAAATAATAATATATTAGATACTCTTAAACATGACTTTGAACATAATCTACAAATAAAAAATGTCCAATCCTATTTTCCAATATTATCATTATTTTTGGAATTTTATAATGATTCTACAACATCGTTTATATTAAATTCAACATATTTAGTTACTAAATTGATAGAACCAATTAAAGTAAAAAAAGATGATAGTTATATCAAAAATTTTTTTGATGCTACTATTTTAAACAAATATACAAATGAAAATACAGAACAACAGATTTTTACAAAAATATTACCAATACTAAATATTTCGCAAGCAATGATGAATGATTATAATACACATCATAACTCAAAATTACCAAATATTTTTCATAATTTAACTAATAAAAAAATAAATAACTATAATAATAGCGCATATATTGATTCCTTTTTTTCCTTTTTAGGAAGCAAATTAACAGAAGAAAATAAATGTCCTACATTTCCATTATTTTTTGGCACATTTACTGGTGTAGCAGATGAATTTATGTATGATATATCTGAAGAATATAACTCTATAAAACAAACATCATGGTACAAAAAAAATGTAAATAATCATTTCAAAATACATAATACCGATATTGATTCAAATACATTCGAAAATATAAATATTGAATGTAGCGACATAGACGATATATTAAAAGAATACAATTCACCCCATCATAGTGACCATGATTCACCCCATCATAGTGACCATGATTCACCCCATCCTAGTGACCATGATTCACCCCATCCTAGTGACCATGATT